TATTTTGAATTATATTATCAAAGTTCCTATTTAATTCATTTTTAACTACTTTATCAACGTTATCATCATTTGAATAATCAAAGTTATCTGATTTAATGAAAAATCCTAACATTATTTTATCTGATAATACATTTACTTTAATTAATATTTTATAACTAGGATATTTTAAATTTAAATTATATGATAAATCATTAATAAATTTTAACACCTTGCCAAAATCAAGCAAATTGTTGTAATTTTGTGTTATATTATCTTTTGGCAAAGAACCCCTTAAATCAAATAAAGCATTATAAATTTTATTATAATATGATTTTGCTATATCTACGCCTAAATCATTTAATTGTTGTTCTATTACTACTACTTCTTGATATAGATTTGTAATTTTACGTTCATAATCATTTCTGTAATAACTATTTTGTATTTTTTCGTCTAATTTAGCCTTATTGCATTCTTCAATGTAATAATCCTTAAAACTTTTCAAATTACGCCTTTCAAATCCTAATGGTGCTTCAACGCTTGCAATATCGCCTGAATCTGTTTCATTTACTGCGTTATATTTGAACTCTTGAAAATTAGGAATTGATTTAATTCTAGTTATAAAAAAATCTGCGTCTGCAATATCATCAGAATTAAGATAAAATTTAAATATAAATTGTTGTTTATTAAATAATCTAACTTGTTTAAAATCCAATATATCATTTAAATGATATTTAGCCCTAAGTGAGTTTATAAATTTATAAAAATACTCATATTCAATATTTTCAATTTTAATAAAATACAATTTCTTTGTTTCATCATCAACATCATAAAATAACTTGAAATCATTAATTTTTTGTTGCTTTGCTATCTCTGACAATAATAAACCTAGTTTTTTCTGTGTAGAAGCATTTTCAAATAAATCATAATTATTAAAATCAAACATTGTAATACTCCTATTAATTATTTCTTAATTTTCTTAATATAATCTCTTTTTTCCCAAATAAGATTACAAAAATCTACTATAAATTTCTTAGTCAATGTAACTTTAGCAAAATTCTTAGGTTTCTCTTCGTTGTCATCTCTTTTATATTGTAGCATATTGTATCTATCAACTATACCTTTGCACCATCTTTTATAATTTTCAACTAAATAATCATTGTCAAATGGCACTGACGCTTGTTTTCTGTCAATATCTCTTATCATAAAATGTATCATTGTTAATACATCATCAAGACTTGATGAATCACTAATTTCGATATCATATTGCTTTGTTTTATAATCTGTTCTTACACAAAACTCTAAAACTCTATTTTCAGGCGAATTAGGATTTACAGATTCTGATATTAGTTGATATTTTTTTGCATAAGTATAAACTTCTTTTTTCTTACTATAAACATAATTAACAAATTTACTAACAAATACAGGGGAAAATTTTATTTTCTCTTGATTTACTCTATTATATATTGCAACTGCTTTTTGAGTGCAATAATAAAGATAATCGTATAGGTCTATATCATCTTTTTGAATTTTATTTAAATCAATAGAATCTTTATATTCTCTTTTATCAAGTTCTTTATTTATTTGATAACAATTATCAAGAATAGATAATTTAAATCCATATCTACTATCTTTTACAACAGACATATCAAGAAAATAACTATATAATACTACTTCATCATTTGCAACTTCATTTAATTCTGAATTTTCTGTTATGCTATTCAATAAATCCATAAATTTACTCATTTTATACTCCTTAATTTTTATTGAATATAATCTCTTAATTGTCTTAGAAATATTGAAACTTCATTTCCTAATTTATCTAATCTTATTTTTGAATCACCTGAATTAAACTTTGATTCTTTAAGTGCTTGCTTTTCACACTCTTCGTTATAAAAATCTTTAAATGATGAACTCACTTTTTATCCTTATTGTATATAATTTTTTATATTTCTAATTATAGCATTAAAATAATTTGATTTTGATTTATCTATATCAATGTTTTGATTAAATTGTTTTTGAATAGACGGCAAAACATTATTGAAATTAGATAAATCTATATTATCATACTTAATTTTTATACCATATCCAACTAAAGAATTTTCATTGTCGATTACGATTTTAACATCAACATCTAATCCGTCTTTTTTCAATTGTTCTCTAAGTAAATCGCTTTCGCTTGATACTAATTTAGATATTGTCTTGATATCGTCAAAATAAAAAATCATTTCGCATTTTTTCTTATCTATTTCAGAAACCAATTTAACATTCTCTAATTTCATTGATTTATTAATCAATCTCTCAAAACTATAAAAAATATCAAAAAATAAATCAAATGCAGTTCCTGCTTCATTTAGTGATGATTCTTTTAAAATTTCGTGATTATAAAATGTTTTAAATGTTTTAAGTGTATTTTGCATTTTATTAGCCTTTTTATTTTTTTATAATAGAATTATATTATAGAAATCCTTAATATTTTAATTAAAGAATTATAAATTTAAACTTAACTTTTTGAAAACACTAAAAAAGTTCTTTTTCAGTCAAAACTTTAAATTCAAATCCATTTTTTCTGCAAAATTCTCTAGCATATTTCCATTTAACCTGATTTAATTTAAAAACAGGATTTTTAGGATTATATGCTTGCTGATAAGGTTTAATTTCTATAAGATAAATCTTACCTTTTATATTTATCATAAAATCTATATAGTATCTATGAATTTTATTATCTAAACCTAAGTATTTAATAGCAAATGGCTCACTCGACCATTCTATTACATCTTGATTTAAATCACAAAATTTAAGAAATTTTAACTCCCAAGAACTTCTATATGTTGGATAAATTTCAGAATTCATCAATTTATCAACAGGCTTAACATATTTCTTTTCATTAATAGGTTTATAAATACCTTGCTTCCAACTTGCCATTTTAACACTTATCAACTTACTTTTATAAATTAGCAAACCATTACAGGTGGCAAATCTTGCCATTTACTAAGTAACTCTTCATTTAATTTTTCTATTTCCGATTCTGCTAAACTTCTTATATCAGCGTAATTAATCGTTGCTCCGCCTACAACGTTTGCTGAATACTTACCTAATACCACTGATTGCATTAATCTTGATTCTGCCACTGCTCTACGTTGAACCCACTCTTGTTCGTATATCGAATCGCCGTTCTCGTCTTGAATATATCTAGTTCTACACTCTAATAATAAATTTCCGTGATAATCTTCAAATATATATAATTTTTTCTTATATGAATTATAGTTATAATTAATTTCTTTATCTACATATTTTTTAAGTTGAGTATTAAGAGATGAAATATTAATCATAAATGCTAATGCAGTTCCTAATCCGTCAGTTATCATTCTTGAAACGTTATCATCAACATATCCACTTAGGTTAGATGATACAAGCATTGAGTCATATTTTCCTAGTGTCATAATTTCTTCAACTTCAGGTGCTACATTATACTCGCCACGTCCTTGACAAGTAAATTTAACATATTGTATTAACTCGCCGTCATAAGCAATATTAGTAAATTGTCTAATAGATTTATCAATTGCTTGATTTAATTGTGCGTCTGTTAATTCTACTTGTAATTGTGGATAACCTAATTCAAGTTTAATAATTTCTCTTAATTCTGCTTTAGTCATTTAATATAATCCTAACTTAAATTAATATTATTTATCATTAATAATCATTATTAAATTATAGTTAAATAAATAGTTTTAAACATTATTTAATATTTAATGGAGCAATTAATGAATTCTGAAACAAATGAAGTATCTGAAGTTAAAAAATTATCTGATATATTTCCCCCTGAATTAGTTGAGTATTATAAACAAAATAAAAATCTTATTACTGAAGAATTACTTGACACTTTAAGAACATATGGTAATGATGGTAAGGCTTTAGCACTTGAAATTTTAGATACACCAATGGACGATGAAAAATATCATCTTGACGCATTCGGTAATAGAATTTTCTTTAATGGAAATAGACAATTAAAAAGACCTTTTACAAAAATGCCTATTGCTAAAATTCACGAAATAGAGATTAAAAAATGTGCTGATGATATATATTATTTTATGAATAATTATATAAGAATTACTACACCTAAAGGATTAAATTTTCCTGAATTAAGAGAATATCAAAGAGAATTTATATATGTTATTAATAAAAAAGAAAATGAAAAAATTATTAGTTTGCAACCACGCCAAAGTGGTAAATCGGTCAGTGTCGGTATATGGATTTTGCACGTATTTTTGTTCCAAAAAGATTTAACTATTGGTATTGCAAGCAATAAACTTTCAATGTCTAAAGAATTCGTTGATAAAGTTAAGAAAATGTTTTTAACTGTTCCAATGTGGCTACAATGTGGAATTTTGAATTGGAACGTTGCAACTATTGAAGGGGAAAATAGAATTAAAATTTTGTCAGATACTGCTTCAGATTCATCTTTCAGGGGTTTCAGCGTAAATTACCTTATTGTTGATGAAGCAAGTTGGATTATGGGAACAGATAGTTCAGGCACATCATTTAAAGCCTTTGCTGACTCTGTTTTTCCAGCACAGGAAGCCCTAGCAAATAAAAAAACTATATTAATATCTACCGCCAACGGTAAAAATCACTTTTACGATATATGGGAAGGTGCAGGCGAAACTAAAGAAACATCTGATAACGGATATGTAAAATATGAAGTAAAATGGCAAAATGTGCCAAGACACAAACCAACAGGCGAATTATATGAACCTGAAGAATTTAGAAATTCTGTTATAAAATCTTATGGAGCAGTTTTCTTTAACCAAAACTACGGAAACGAATTTATAGGTTCATCAAATACCTTAATTGATGGTAAAGTCTTAGCAAAATATCAATATCAACAACCTGATTTTGTAAGAAATCCTGGACTTAAAATTTATGAAGAACCTATTAAAGGACACTCTTATATATTTGGTGTAGATTCAGCAAAAGACGGCTCAGATAGTTTTGCTATACAAGTTTTAGATATTACAAATTTTAACTTTAGACAAGTGGCAACTGCAAAATTAAAAATAGATTATCTAAGAATGCCTGAATTTATTGATGATTGGGCTAAATATTTTAACAATGCCTTTGTAATAGTTGAAAATAATGAAGGTGCAGGACAATCAGTAGCAGATAGATTATATCTTGAATTTGAATATGAAAATTTATATTTTGATAAATCAAGAACTTCTGTTGGGTCTAAGAAAAAATATCCAGGTTTTAGAACAACAAAGAAGTCAAGAGATATTATTTTACAAACACTTAAAACAATGGCAGAATCCGATAAATTGTTAATTCAAGATAAAGATACAATAGATGAATTATTTAATTTTGTATTAAAAGATAATAAATATCAGGCAGATAATAATAAACACGATGATTTAGTAATGGCTTTGGCATTATGTTTTGCTATATTTGCAGAAGCAAGAAACTTCAATGAAATGAATGAAATAGTTAAAGAATTAGATTCTAAAAGTTCTGATTCTGATTTAAATGTTTCTGATTATTTAATTATAGGCAATTTTGATATTTTAACAGATGATAGTAATAATGATTACTTAAATGATGAAGATTTTAGTTCTAAATTTGGAAGTTTTGATTATATAGAATAGTATTGTGTAATATGATAAGGGTTCAATTAAGAACCCTATCAAAAAATTAATTAGTCCTTTTTGGAACAATAAAATAATAACTAAATATACCTTAAAAAACACTTAAACACTTAATTTTTTAGTTCTTAGATGATTTTAAACCTGGTCTAGTTCTGACGACATCTGAAAATTCATCATCGTCAATATACCAAAATGGCTTATAACCATCTTGATAATACATTTTGCCAAAATCTGATGGGTGGCTTGCAAGATGTGCTACAACACGATAAATATTTGTCATATTTGATTTATCCCAAGCAACATCTTTTCTTGCTCTAAGAAATATAAGCATAGGAGTAAGCAAAACACCCAAAATAAATGCTAATATAGCAATTACAATATAACTCATTTTAATCCTTTATATAAGATTAAATTATTTATATTATATAGAATTTAATTCAAACCCTAATTTATCTTTTAAAAGCATTAATTCCATAAACAGGTTCTATATTTTCCTGAATTCTTAAAGATTCATCTTTTATATTTAATTCAGTTTTTCTTGATTGTTCTCTTATAATGCCTTTTTGCATAGCACCTAACTGATTAAAACTTAATTGTTCTGTTGTAAATTCATTATAATTTTCAAATGTAAAATGTTTATTACCTATTTTAGAATAATAAGTTTTAAATTTTTCATAAGAAACATTATTAAATTTATTTAATTCGCCTAGACCATATCTAGCAAAAAGACCAAATTCGACCCAAGTTTTAGTTTCTTTATATCCTAGCATAACAGAATCTTGATTATATCTTTTACCTAATTTCTTAATAAAATCAAAAAATTGTTCTGTTGGTATATTTTTTAAATTTACCACAAAATAAGACTCTTCATCAACATATCTATCATTACCTTCTTCATCTTTTTCAACAAATCCGCCTTTGATATTTGTTACACCAAATCCTAAATTTAATAAAGATTGTTTAAGTGTTTTATTATTTTCTTTATTCTCTTTAAGACTTAATTCGCCCCTAAATGTGGTAATAGTGGCACAATCATAATTATTAATATGATTATAAATTCTTGATAGAGATGATTCATTTAAATCTTGTTTATCAAAATCAGGATTTTCTTTATCAAAATCATCACTTATTGTTTTAAGATACCATTTACCCATATTGTTGGCTTTTTTAAATGTTTTAAATTCAAAATCATCGTCATCAATAATACTTTCAAACATAAAAGGTCTGCCTTTAACACTTGAAAAGAATTCGCCTGCTTTGCCAAATTTCTTATTAGATAGTTTAACTTCTTTGTTAAAACCTGGAAAATCTGAATTATTTGTTCCGACTAGAACCCAATATGAAGCCTTTGCACCAAATGCTATACTATCTTGTTGATAAATTCTACCAAGTTTAATTAAGTCTTGTTTTAAAGTGCCTTTATCGTCAATATCAACGACAAACCAAGACAATTCTTTAACTTTCTTAGCATTATCTGTATTATAATCTTCTATATAATTACCATCAATTTTTGTTACACCATATCCAAGTGTAAGCATTTTTGCTTTAAGTTTCATTGAATTTTCATTATTTTGTTCTTCTGTTTTGTCGCCACGACAAGCCGAAATCATACCACAATCGTGATTTTCAGTGTGACTCCAAACTCTACTAAGACCCGATTCATTGATTTGTTCTTGTGTTTTTAATTCTGTTTCGCCAAATAGCAAATCACTAAATGATTTTGGATTTATTTTATTCATTTTCTGAACCTTCTTTGATTTTTGTTTTAGTTGATTTTCTTGTTTTATTTGCCTTTGATTTCTTAAATTCTAAATACTCTTTATATTCATCAGAATTTTTAATTTCTTCTGATTTTTCTAGTATAGATTTAAGAAAATTCTGATACTCTTTTGATTGCTTTTCACAATAATCTCGACACTCTAGCATAAGTTTTTTGTATAACTCAATTCTTTCATCTGTCAATTTTTCAACCTTTTTCATTTGTCTATAATAAACAAATAAAATAGCACTATCAATAAGTAATAATACACCTAATACACCAAATAATATGTTATCCATAAGGAACTCCTTTAATAAAAATTTATACTTATTATACTATAAATAACTTAATTAATACTTATGAATTTCTTATATAATCCTTAAATTTTATAATATTAACAGGATATTCCACACGTTTATTTTTAATTTTAAATCCTGCGTATTCTAAAATTTTAACACACTTCGGCGATAAATTTTTAACATAATCTATATTATTTAATTCAGAAATATTTAGTTTAAATTGAGTTTCATTTAATAAATTATAGAATTCTAATTTATCAGATTTATTAGGATTAGTAATACATTCTGATAATTTATATTTTAATCTTGTATCAGATATTTGAGATTCTAAATCTTTATAACATTCTATTTTTTGAAATAATTGATTATCGGATATATAGAGTTTAAATAATTCTTTAAATAAAATTTGATGGTCTGTAAATTCAAAATTTAAATTAGTTTTATTATATAAATTATCTAATAAAGTTATAAATTTAGATTTTTCTTTTTGTGTTTTAATATCTAAATTTAAATTTAAAATTTCAAAATAATTATCTATTTTTTCATCTAATAATTCATCTGATGAATTTATTTTAGAATTACTAAGCCAATAATCTACATCTGCTTTGCCAACTTCATCAAGTTTGATAGGATTATTTTCAAAATTATATTTTAAAAAATACTCAAATACATTTTTTCTATTTGATTCTAATATATTAAGTAATAAATCTATTCTTACTGCTCTTTGACCTGTTTTAGATAGATTTAATTCATTATACTTATTATATTCAAATAAGTGATTATTTTTAGGATTAATAGTAACATTTTTAATATATTGTTCTCTTAATGCTTCGTAATTTAAAATTTTAGTTTCATATCCAGGTTGTATATAATAATAAATGTTTTGTGCTTTTCTTGCACGTTTTATCATCTGCAAAGAACTAATAGGGTCTGTCGAATGCGACGAATCATAGTGAAAATGATTATCTAGGTCTGATAATATACTCACACCACAAGTTATTGTAGGACTATAAATTAATACATCATAATCTTGTCTTTTATTTTTAAATTTCTTATAAATAGTGTCTTTAATAATAGCAGGCGTATCAGCAGTTAATACTTGAATTTTTAAACCATTAAATTCTAAAAATTTACTCAATGCTTCAATCATATTAATAGATGTTGATGATATAGTAACTATTTTCTTAAATTTCTTTGCTTCTAAAGATTTTTCTAACACTAAATCAAAAAATAATGATTTTGTCTTAATACTATATAAAGTTGATTTATCCTTAAATGAATTTATTAAAGTTACAATATTTTTTTCAGGTTTAAATATCAAATGTTTTTCATATCCATTAATAAATGCGTCTGCTATTACCAATCTTTTATCAAAACACTCAAAAAACTTAGTTAAATTTACAGGGTTTTGTGAAATATTTGTCCTAGAGTGAATTAATAAACTCATAAATTCATCTAATATAACTAAATCAAAATTTTTCATATTATACTTATGTAGGCTATCATATTGAACTATCATTGATGAACCTGCGGTGTATTTGTCTTGATTGTATATTTTTAATCCATATTTACCCTTAAATTCTTCAGCAATAGATATCCTATTTGTAACAATTAATACACGTTCATTTATAGAATGTGCTTTTTGTATAATTTCTTTTATTAATTCAGATTTTCCTGAACCCATAGGACTTTTAATTATAAGCATATTTTTAGGTTTATGAAAAAACTTCTCTAATTTCTTTTCTTTATTTGTAGGAATTAAAAATTGCTCGTTTAATATATCAGATTTAGGCTCTTCAAAGAATTGATTATAATCTATTCCATTTCCTTGAATTGATTTAACTAATGAATAGATATTTAATGATTTTTGTCTATTTTTATGATTCATTAAAAACGGATTATTATCATAAAGATAGTAATTCTCGCCGTCTTTTGTGAAATTTATAATATTATTGTTTTGAGAAACAATTTTATATCCTAATTGTGTAAATGCAGATATACCCATATTTAAATCTGTTGAATTTTCTAATACTAATTTATTTTTAAGAGATATATCGGCTTTAGGTATAAAATCACTGACTTTATTATTTAATTTAGGAAATAGAGTTTTATCAATATTTTCAGATATTGTTTCTACTCTCATAATAGGAGCAGTATAATAACCTTTTTTAATTGTATCATCTGAAATTTGACAATAATCTTTTAGGTCATATTGAATTTTGGCTAATACAACTCTAATATCATCAAAACACATAGTTTCTGTTTGTAAAACTACTCTTAGATTAAAATTTGTAAAGTCATCATAACTTCTTGATTTGCCAATAATAGAACTATATTCACTAAAATAATCTAATATATAATCTTTATTTTCTTTTTTATTACAATCTATATTAAAGAATATATAATCAAATTTCTTAGAATAAAGAGTATTAAAATTTGGATTTGAACGTTCTAATTCAATAGCACCACTGATATTAAGCGGAATATTGAGTATATAATTTGTTGCAAGCGTATGATATAAAGAAGTAAGGTCACTAATATCAACACTTTTATATGTAAATTTATCTGATTTAGGCGATGTTAATATATTCTTTTGTTTATCAAAATGTGAAACAATAGTTGCAAGCAAATCATTTCCTTATTAATTTTTTGTAGGTATTATAATCTTATTTAGATTAAAAATTTATTAAACTAAATTAAAGTAATTAGATTGAATTAAAATTTTATGATTTAAATTTATGGTAACTTAATTTTATTAACTACTTAGAGATTACTTAATTT